ACGATGTACGGGGGCTCGATGTTGTTCGGCACCAAGAAGGACGGATACACGGTGCCAAACTGTGTCTGGCCCAACCAAATCGGCAAACTATTGCTGACGATCGGATCGGTCGGCAGGTCGGACGCGCTGTTGATGATCTGACTCATCATCGTCGGCAAGATTGCTATGCCGCGATAATGATAGACGTCAGCTTGCTTGTAGAAATTGCCGCGCCCGGAGAAGGCGAACATTATCGGAAACGGCGTTTGATTGCTCTGAAGAGGCGGTCCGGCTACCGCGCTTTCAAGCGACCCGATCCACACCTGATTAGGAGCAATCACGTTGAACTCCTGCACCTCCTGCTCGGCGGTGAAGATCACGTGATTGACTGCCTGCGTCTCGGTCTCGTTCTGCTGCTCCTCGACTGCATAATGCAGTGAGCCGTCAACGCAAATCGAGGAACCAGCGGCCACCCAAAACACATAACCATCGGCCGGTAGGACCGTCTTGGTGTAGAGCTGGAATGTAATCTGTTGGCCGCGGTCAATGGACTCAAGACCTTGGCGAAAAGCCGATTCTAGGGCGCTCTGGGCGTTTTGAATTTCGCTGACGGAGACCAATACAAGCTACTCCGTTCCAGAGGGCCACGACCTAAACGATTGCTGGTAAAGAGACGTGTCAACAAAAACAGGTCGTGCCGCGTTGTCTTTGCTGTACGGCTTTTTCTTGCGGTGATTGACGCCACGTGCGCCGGCTTTCGTGAAGCCGCCCGTGCTGCCGATAAAGTAATCGCGCTCGGCCTCGGAGAGCGACGAGACTATGTGCGCCATCTCATTCGCATCAAGGAAGGCGCGAAACTCCGCTTCAATGTTCTGCATGGCGGCGTAGAATGGGTCACGATTGGGGCGACCGCCGGAAACAATGTCAGCAATCTGGTCAGATATCGCCTCGGCAAGCCATTCAGCGATTTTCTCTTTGCGAGATTCGTAGAATGTCTCCATGACGTGATAGCGCCGTTCGAGGATTTCAGCGACAGTTCCCGTATCCGACGCCCCCGATTTTCCATGGGCATCGGAATAAGAGACCTCCAAGACGCCGAGATTCAACTTCACGTCAATCCCCAAATCGATGGTCCTGCATCCTGCGAATAGGCCAAAAACTCGCGGCCGTACGGGGTGCGATAGAAATTTAAATCTCCGAGCGTCATATTCCGCATCCCCTCGCCTATCGCGAATGAATTGGACGTACTCTCGTCTCCCGAAGACTGAATGATACCGATCTCAGGTTCCGCAAGCTTCATGCTGCTGCGAGCCTGCGCGAAGAAACTCTGCCCCGGCTGGTCTGGCGTGATCTTGAGCAGGATATGGCCGCCGCAATTATACACGGCGAGGACATATTCGATCGGCGTCACGGTCGGATAAAACGCCACCAGCGCTATGGCCTGATTGAATGCATACTCAAGCCATACCGAACCGGTAGGCAGCGCCGCCGTAGGTACGCCCATCGATCCATAGACCCAACTTGAGAAGTCGGTCAGGTTCGGGGCGTTTGGATTTGTCCACGAACCCGACATGGCGTTAGACCGGCAGCGCCACGTCTTTGCGGCCTTCGAGGTCAACGGTCAGATCGAAGTGAACCTCATTTCCCGTCGCACGCGAGCGCGGGTCGATCTGTTGCTCAACCTCGACGCGGGTCTGCTTCGCGCCAACGCGCCGCGCCTCATTCGGACGACGTACAGCGCGGTCGAAACCAAGAGCAGCCTTCGTAGCCTCGCGCACCGAACGCTCCTGCTGGGTCTCGACAACCGCCTCGTGACCCAGCTTGATTTCGTCCTCGCTGATCACCGCATCATTGCGATAAGTGATGCCATGAAACGCGCCCATCTTGCCGTAGACTTCAGCAGCATCGCGCGCGCCGTAGCGCTCGAGCTGCTGGATCACGAGGGCTTTTTGTTCGTTCGTCCACTTTTGTCCAATGACCTGTTGGGATCCGCTGTAGATACGCAGCGTTTGCACAAGGTTGTTAACAGGCTCCCGGTACTGAAATTCAAGGTTGGCCTTGGTGGCGTTTGCGATGGCTAATGTCATGTTTTGCCCATAAAAAAGGGCACTCGAAAGTGCCCTGGGTTGAGATGATGACGAAAGTCTATGATTTTAAAGGAGGATAAGATTATTCGTGCATGGGTTAACAAGCCGGTTGCCCTTACTGCTATTGCAGCTCAAGCACGAACAAACACTATTCTTCAGATCGTTGGCGCCGCCCTTTGTGATAGGGACGACGTGGTCATGAGTAGGCTGCCTGGTCTTCGTCCACTTCCGCTTGCACCAGTGACAATGAGGAGACGCCGCGACAAGGGCGTTCCAATCCTCAGAAGTAAACGATCCTGACGCACCAAGAATATTGGACCGGCGCCTGTTGTTGGACGCGCGAACTACGGTTGGATTTAGCTTTTTGTATTGCCGATTTTGCTCTAGGACATGCTCATGATTTGCTGTGAAGTGCCGCCTTCGGGCGGCTGCCACCTTGGCGGGATTTTCGGCCCTATATGCGGCTTGATACTCTTTTAACTCGCCAACATGTTCGGCGGCGTAAATAGCAACCCTTTCGCAAATGGCTTCGCGATTAGCTTCGTAATACATCCTACTGCGAGCAGAAGTGCAGAGTTTACATTCATGTGCAAGACCATCCTTGCTGTCCTTCCTCTTGTGGAATTCAGCGCTGCATTTGATTTCGTCGCACTTGTTGCACTGCTTGGTTTGCAGTAAGCTACCATCAGCCATTCGTTCTGGTTCCTTCAGTTCGGTGGTTAGAAGGGCAGTCCCGTTGGCGCGGGTCTGCCCTTCGTTATTTTATCTGACTTATTCTACCAAGGCAAGGAAAGCAGGGAAATTCCCTGCGGCCTGATGTTCCAACCGGAAGTAATGCGCTGCTCATAGACCTTGGTGATAGCACCATCGGGGATCGGGGTCGGAATGCTCATGGGGGCGGCGAGATCCGAGTACATCAGGTTCACAGCCCTCATCTGCGGCTGAAAATCGGCGCCAAATTGGTTGGTATTGATCAGCGGCATCGACGGCGCTTCGATTTCCGGCATGGTCAGGATCACGGCGTCTGCACCGCCCTGTCCCATACCTTCCAGCGTATCGTCATAATACCATTCGAAGCTGTCGCCGTTCTCAGTAACGACGTTCGCGATCACCTGGCCGGTGGTCGAGGTGCCGGCGCCGGGGCGCTGGTAGCTGGTAACCTGCACAATGCCGGCTTCGGCGAACGTCAAGAACACGCGCTGAGGTGAAATCGCAACGATCTTGTTGCGGATATTGCGGCCCGACTGCCACATGCGCGATTTCAGCATGACGATCTGGTTCAGGAAGAACAGCGCCATCTGGCCATTGTCGTAGGTCTGCGTGGTCGTGTTGCCGTAGGAATCTGGCGGCAGAGTCACGGCGGTCGCGCCGCTGGTGTTCAGCAGCCCTTCGCCGTTGGCGGGGTTGAACCCGTACAGAAGTGCGGTGCGCATCTGCTGGAAGATGCCCTGGAAGGCCGCCAGATCGAGAGCGGACGGCACAGACACGTTCCATTCGCCACCGCGGGCGGTATCGTGATGATCCCACTGCGCGCGGGTACGGATGAGGTACGTCGGCGTGTTGTAGTAGGTCACGGCCAGCGAGGCGGACGGCAGGTTGTTGCTCGGGCTCTGCGAGGCCGTCACATCGGAGCGCAGATCAAGCGCGTTGATGTAGACTGCCATATCTTCGGAGCCGATTTTGACGCGCGGCTTGCCACCAGCGAGAGCTGCGAACGCCCCGGACGCCTGCGCATAGGTGACAATTTTTTCGGGCTCAGTGAAGCTCGGCGAGATCTTCGCGGAGGTCGGGAAAATTACGGGCATGGATGAGGCTCCTTAAAGCTGGATGATGCCAGCGGGGCCAGCGGTCCAGCTCGCGGCCGTTCCGTTCCAACTGACGATCTTGCTGTTGGTGTTGACGCTGAGAAGACGCACGCCAGTCAGCGCGAAGTTGCTGGTGGCGGTCAGCGTGACGTAGTAGTTAGCCGTGCTCCAGTAGAGCGCTTCCTGGGTGATCAGCTCCGGCGTGGCCTGCAGAGCGGTGACCAGAGCGGGATCAAGCTGCACAGGGATGCGAGCCTGCGAGCCGAAGCGATAGAAGTTCACGCCATTCGACACAGACGCCAGCGGCACGGTGTTGCCCGGCGTGATGACCATATGGGCCGCCTGGTTGAACACGGCCATGCCGGTCATGGAGCCAGCACCAGAGGCCGGCGCAGCAGTCGCGCGGGCGACGGTCGGGCCAAGAGATTCGGAGTTGACGCCGTTGACGTTGATGTATTCCTGGATAGGAACACCGCCCCACATCGGCAGGGTCTCGGTAGTCGCGAGAATGCCAGAAGCGAGCCAGTTTTTATAGCTCGGGTCATCCTGCGCCAAACCCTGGATATAGCCCTGCGTTTCGAGCAAGAAGCTGTTCTGCGGCTGGTTAGTCAGGTACGGATTGAAATTGATGGACATAGTTTAGATCCCCCTCTGCGGGCGGATGAAACTGCCCGAAATGCCATCGGTCATGAATGGAGCCATCCATGCCAGATTGTCCCCGTGCCACTTGGTGATCTTGCGGCCGGCATCGTCGTGATAGTGCTCAGCGAACAGCAGACCGGCACCGCCAGCGCTGTCCTTGCGCGCAGCTTCCACAGCCTCATCAACGATGATCTTCTCGATGGGCTCCAGCATGGCGGTGTCGAGGCTATCGAAGCGGCTCTCTTTGAACTGCGCCGAATGCTTCTTGAAGCGATCGAGATTGCGCTTGCGGTACGCGAGCGGAGATTCGCCCGGCAGCGGCGGATCGGCGCGCTCACCGTGCATCGCGGCGACGGAATCAAACTTGCTCTGCGCCTGGGCGAGAGCGTCGCGATCCGCAGCGCTGGTCTGGCGGGTCACTTCGCGCATGGAGGCGGTCAGCGCCGCGAGCTGGGACTTGAGATCGGCGATCTCGGCGTTGGCGCCAGCGGCATCCTTGCGGGCCGCATCTTCACGGGCCTTGTTGGCTTTTTCCAAAGCGCGAGCCTCCTCAGCAGTTTCGGCGTCCTTGCGATCCTTGCGGGCGCGGTCAGCCGCAACGGTTTCCTCGCAGCCTTCTTCCATCGCGTCCTTGCGCGCGTCATCCTCGTCGGCGTCGAAACGCTTCTTCATGTCCTCATCGGACTCGCCGTCCTTACGGGCGCCGAAGCGATCTTTGCGAGCGGCGTCGCGGCGGGCGCGATCGGCTTTGGCCTTTTCCTCGGCATCGGCGGCATCCTTGCGGGCGCGGTCTTCACGCTCCTTCTCTTCGGCGTCCTTGCGGGCCGCATCGTAGGAGTCCATGCGACCGGAAAGCCCCTTCAGGGCGTCCAGCACAGCATCCAGTTTCGCAGCATCGTCGCGGGCTGCAGCCGCTTTGTCGTCTTCGGCCATTTCAGTTCCTTGTGTTAAAGCGGTTGTCAGCACGCCAGATGGGTCTGAGAGCTTGTCCCAGACGCCAGCCTCACCCTCTCCGAGCACGGCGATGTGGTCCCAGATCTGCGGGTCTCCTTCGAAGAGCAGGCTATGCCCGTCTTCAACTTTGAAGGATTGACCGTGCGATTCAGGACCGAACACCACGCCAGGGCTGGTCGAGAGTTGGCTTCCTGCCATTCTCCGGATTGCTTCGGAGTCGTAGATGCGGCACACGCCGCGCAGTTCGTCGCCAGAGACGTATGCGAGCATCACTGTGCCGATTACGCGGGCGCCGAATTCTTCAGAATTGAGCTTGGAAACTTCTTCCGGATGCCGCCAGATGACGGGGAGCCCCGCTACGCGTGCAACCGTTTCGTCTGAAAGCACGATCGACGGATCGCGCCATACAAATTCCTTGATGCTGGGACGATATGCGGCACCAGATCCCGAGATCCGGATGTCCCAAAGCCACATCGTCCCGATTTTTTGTGGAGATGGCAGGACGCCATCCCTGATCGAGCGGGCAACATCTAATTCGGTTGGCATTTTCGCCCCTATTTTGGAGCGAGCAGCGAGTCCGCGCGCTTCATCAGTTCGCCAGTTGCCGCCAAGGCAGCATCAATCTTCGCCGAATGCTCACGGTTCCAAGCTAGCTTCTCAGCAAACACCGCTTGCTCTTCTGGTATCGTCTCGCCGGTCAGTTTCCGCAGCGCCTCCTCGCACCCGGGATGCAGCGGCAACGGCGGATCATTCGCGGGAGCCCAAGCCCACGCGGTGTTTTCCCAATTCAGCGTTGGGACGAATTCGGCGTTCACATCGGCTAGGAATGTCGTATAGCTGACCGGCTGTTCGTAGTCGGTCGGATCGTCGTTAACCTGATGCGTCCACAGAACCGGATTGCCATGCGGGTTAGCGCCGGCTTCTTCTCGGGCTTCGCGCTCGGCGGTTTGTTCGGGGGTTTCGCCCGGTTCTGTGCGGCCGCCAGGGGCGTGCCAGCAGCCGGCGAAGTCGGAACCTGCGCCACGCTTGACGAAAAGTAGGCGCCCCGTCGCTCGGCACAGAAGCATGAGGCCAGCGGCGTGGATCATTGAAAAGTTCCGGGGATTTTGCTATTGAGTTGGACTAAATGCCCAAGGAGACTGACGTGTCCGAGAATAAAAAGATCCACGACGCTAAGTACGGCAACGATCCCTTCAATTTTGACATCGCGAAGCGCGGCGATACTCTATGCGTCGATCTAGTTTATCCTCCGTATGAGCACGACCAAAATGCGGAGGGGAAAGTCCGCCATGTCTACGTCAACCAAGAATCGGTCAGAGCGAGCGACGGCATCAGGATTCATTACGATTTTACGCGCGACGGGTTCGTGGTCGAGCAGCCTCGCCCTCGGCTCGTTGCACTTGGCGAGAACAATTACAGCGAGGTCGAGGACTGGATCGAAGTCGGGTTCTTCCAATCCTGGGCGAAGAACGAATATTCTGACGACAGCCCTGGCGATGAAGACTTTGCGCGTGCAGATAGGGAAGCGGATGAACGGACGGCTTAGACCGTCGTCCTTGCGCTGAACGCATCCCACCGCTTAACCAGCCCATCGCAAGCCGTAAGGATCGCGTCTAGGCGGTCGCGACGATATTTGTCGGCAGTGTTTTCGGCGATCGCAACAGCTTGGGCTTCCGGCCGTCCGGCGTGGCGCTCGATGGCGATGTTCTCGGATACCGCTTTGGCGCTCGATCCTTGAACCAGCGGCATCCCACCCTCCGTCAGTATGTTGCCGGTCTTTCCCGGCTGCCAGGCCCCGCCTACCAAGGCGGCAAAAACCCTAGGCTTAGATGTGTTTTGGTACGGATTTGAACCGTGTTTCTAACCATAGCTCGGCCAGCGAGGCGGAATTGAACCGCACCACACCCGTCTCAATACAACCTATCATCATCCCGGCTAACCGGGCCGCCGAAAATCCCGCGTCGCACCTTTGCGAAATGCCCCCACAGCGCGTCAATATCGACCCAGCGCGTGCCGTCTTCGCGCGTCACGACTGTAAGCCCCGCTTTGCGCAGGGCGGCGATCCATAGCTCTTTCGGGTCGATCTCGAAGGAGGGCATGCGGCAGTTTTACGCCGCGGCGCGCCCTTTTGCCACCCATTCCTTGCCCTTGGAGGTCAGGAACTCTTCAGGCAATCGGCGCGGCGAAGTTATCCACCTATAGTTGCATGAGCAATATGGGAGTTGCGCCGGCTTCTCTAGCTCGTCGGTGTATTTGCTGCCGTTGGGGCGTAGGAGCCCTTCTTTCATCGCCCAGGAATCGCGGACCAGGAAAACCTGCCCGTCGATCTCCTTGTGGTCCTTGCGGTAGTTATACCCCGCGCGGCGCCAATGGCTTACCCAGACCCCGGCAATCGCACCATTATCAAGCGCTACGATCTCCGATACGTTCGAGATCAATTTTGCGCCCTGGTCGATCGCCACCCTACGGCACTCAAATTTGTACTGCGTCAGCTGCTTTCCGACGCGCTTCTTAACCTCAGTCCGCGTCTCGTCACTAACCCCGTTCATCGGGATCGACGTGGCCCACCCGCTGACCTGAGCGAGCGTCTTGTTCACCGCTTCGTGGCGACGTAGCCGGATCAAGTCCGTGGCCGCCATAATCCGCCGATCCAGCTCAGCTCTCAACTGCGGCCGAACCATCTGGAGCGTATACCGCGGCACGCCCGGCACGTACTTATCAACGCCGCCCTTATCCACCAGCCGGCCGAAGATTGCGAACAGCGCCGCTTGCATCTCAGCATCAATGCGCTCTGGCGTGCCAAGCTCGTGTTCAGCGGCCTCACGCAGCAGGCGCAGCCAATGCTCAATCTGGTCGGGGCTCTCGTAGCCGTTGGTCGAGATGTCCGCGACGGCTTGGGTCAGGATGTCGCGGAAAGTGTAGGTCATGTCCTGCTCGAAAACGGTTCCGGTTCAGGCTCTTTTGTCTCATCTCCGGCCGTTCCGTCGCCTGCTGTGGGCGGCTGGTATTCGGCGATCGCGTCTTCGTCCAGAATTAGCTGCGATGTGAAAAGCTGTTTCTGCTCGTTCGCCTGATCCGCAGCCCACATCGCGAGAGTGGCTTTGTTCTTCGGGTCGAGAAGCGGAGACATTGTCTCCACCATCGCAATTACGCTCTTGAAGCGTACATCCTGTGTTTTGGCTTTCTCACTATCCGGCTCGGTCAAAAGATTTGGCCAGGTAGCCGTGAAGCTATTGCGCCAAGACATGAACGCCGTCAGGTATGGGACCTTCCGATATTCCGGAATTTCCTTCTTTAGCGCCTCATAGAACGCCTCAGACCAAGCTCGGCGCATTACGATCTCGTCCATGAAACCGTAGATCGGCTGCATCTCGATCCGCAGCCGATCGATATACTGCGCGATCTGCTTGGCGTCCTCGGTGCCCTCAGCCATACCGCCGACCATCGTCTCCTGCTCAAGGAGCTTAGCCGGCATACCGGCGGCCATGGCAATATTGCTGAGG